ACTCCTGTGACATATACAGGACAAAGTTATTATACTAATCAAGCCATTGCAAGTCAGTTGACCGGCATTAACACAGGTAGATAATTCGTTTGTTACGATATAACTAAAGAGGAAATATGACAGATAATACACTCGTTGGCAACGACACAGCCCCTGAAGCAGAACAGGGTACAAATCAGCAAGTTGATGGTAAAGTAAATGCAGGTGCTATTCGCAAAAGCACTACAAGTTCTATTTTGAACGCATTGTCACAAGCAAGCGGTCAAAATTTTGAAAGTGTAGAAGCAGCGATTGGTTACATCGCACGTACAGCCAGTCAACAAAACACCGTTGGCAACGCACAGCCAGTGGATTCCGAGCCTACATTAGAATCACGAATGGGTCGTGAAGTAGGTGAAGAAACCGATCTACGCGAACAGTTCATGAAACTTCAGCGTGACCTCGCGAGTAAGGAGCGAGCATTACGCACGAAAGAACTAGACAATGAAATATTACGTACTATGGGTGACAGATTTGATCCAGATTTGCAAGATTATGCGTTGCAAAAGATCAAAAACAATCTATCATTCAAGCGTGATGGCTCATTTGCTATCGTTAATTCAAAGGGACAAGAACGTTATGGCATGGATGGTAATCCACTTACAATACAATCACTAATAGAAGAAGTTGCACAGGGTAATCCAAAGTTACTCAAGCAAAATAATCTATCAAGTGGTAGTGGCTTGCGACCGGGACAACAAACATTTGCTGGCGCAGTACCAGATTCAATACCAGACTATAGCAAAGATCCTGCAGCCTTCAACGCATGGGCGAACAAGATGGGCTTAGGTAAGCGTGTTGGTCTTAAAGGTGCTAGCGTAAGTGCAACTGTGTCCACAGCAAGTCGTAAAATCGTATAGCCAACTAAAGGAGAATTAAAATGGCATATGTACTAGGTGGCGGTAATAATGAAGCAGATGGCTTTACAACCGCTATTGCAAACTTTGCTCTACGCGCCATGCATGAAAGCACAGGTTTAGTAGAGTTCACACAGGTCGTTGCCCCTAATCAGGGTAACCAATATTTGGTGCCAAACTTTGCGCCAATCACATACCAAGACTATAACCCAGCCGGTTCAAGCGGCGGTGATGGTTTCGGTTCACCTCCACTAGCCGTTGAGCAGAATCCTGCTCTAGGTCAGGGAAGCATCACAGCAACTCCAGCAGTTGCAGCAACAGCATTTGACGTATTCTACGCATGGACTACATCATTTGAATTAGCCGCAACACTAGGTGCTGAACTTGGTGAATCATATGGTGAAAAAGTAGACATTCGTGTATGTCAGGCTTTCTTATCATTCAAAGCAACACCAGGTAACACTAACTATAGCCCAACACCAGCAGACGGCTTTGCTCGTCCAACTCAGTTAGGTGCTATGGAATTGCTTACTGCTGGTCTACCAAGCAATACTGCTGGTTGGACTAATGGCTTCACTAGTGCTAGCGTATTAGAACTAGTTCGTAACGTCAAGCAGAATTACAAAGTTGCTCGCCTACCAGGCACTCCAATCATCGTATTGGACAGCAACGGTGATGCTCCTACTCCAACTACTACAGCAACAGCAGGGCAAGATGGTTCTTCATTGAATCGTATGCTTGCTGAATTGACTGGTGGTGCAGTATCACAGTCAGGTGGTTCAAACCTATCAGCACTTGGTAATGAACTATTGTCAACTGGACGCATTGAAAGCGTTTATGGTTGCGCAATAATCTTCACTACATTCTTGTCAGCAGCAAATCGCGTATTGCTTGGACAGCAGTCAACAAGCCCAGTGCTTGTTGGTGCATACTTCCACGAAACAGCAATTTTCACTGTTCTCAAGGAAGGATTGCAGATCAAGATGGGCGAGAAGCCAGGCGGATTACAGATGTGGTTGACTGGTCTTGCTTATATGGGTGCCGGTGTAGCCGATCCAAGACGTGGCGGCGCAATCAACATTTATCAGGCCTAATATTAAATTAGTATAGGAATAAAATAATATGTCAGTCCCCTATCAACGAATCAGTAATGCAACAGTAGCAGATATCATATTTTATGATCCTGCCGCTGAACGCCGAGCAGCACAGATGCAAGTCAACTGGGATGACTACTTCAAAGTAGGCAGCCAAGAGATATTGTATCAAATGGAGTTTGGTTGGTGGCCAAAGTATTGCGATACGGTTTTAGGGGCAACATATTACACTAACTTACCTAACGGTGCATTGATATCTTCATTCAATCCTAGTTTGCTCATCAAAAATGATCAAACATTGATACGCCTTGACACGTTCATGGCTGTCAAGATATTCTATGAAAGTATTGTATCAGATGTAAGCAATGTCAACGATGTTGATAAAGTAAACTTTGATCATGCTTTACGTAGATATCAGTTTGAATGGGAAAAAGCACTACAATTAATGAATTGGTACGATCTGAACCAAGATGCTCCTAACGGACCTACAACGAAGTTAGAAGAGAATTGGACAGCAGATGTGGACTACTTCAATAATGATCGCAGGTATTTTTGATGAGTAATATACCATTAATCGTAAAGCAGAATATAATTGATTACATCAAGGTAGTCGCAGACACACTTGTGCCTATCGTTGAAGTATCAGGCATATATCCTGCTGAAGATGCAATCGTACCATATGGCGTATATGTTGATGATGTTTCTACAATCAGTAGAGAAGTAAATCAATTAGGCGTCACAAGATGCGGCAGTGTCTATACGATGACTGATCAGTTTCAAATATTATTTGTAAGCGTTCAAAATGATCCTAAATGGATTTTTATTGAACAACGCATACAAGATATGAGTGCTGACGCAGCATTTTTTAATGGTTATTACGAAGTCACATTTACTCAAGATATTGTAATCGGTAATCGTAGTGAAAAACGTACCTATACATTTGATTTAAAACGCTTGAATTTTAATGATTAGCCACTAACTTAAGGAGAACTACAATGGCTTATATAACAGTTAACGAGACAGGTACTTTCCCTGCTCTCATTCTATCTACTGATATCGCTAACTGCAATGTTGGTGCTAACGGTAATGGATTTTTAGGTGGCAATCTGTTATCAGTCACTTGTCTACAAGATGTTACTATTACTAACAGTACTGGTATCTTCTCATGGACAGATTTTTGTTCTGCTAGTATCAACAAAGTCACTACACCAAGTGACAATGAAATTAGCACAAATGTCGTGATTGATCCAACAGGATGGTTTGGTAATGCTAACGCAACACCAAATACTAGTGCATCATTCTATGGTGTATCTGGTCTATCTGAAAACAGAGTAGAAGTTGCTTTCCGTGTTCAATTGAACAACAACAGTAACGTTGGAAACGCAGTACCAGCAAATACTTACGCTTATCATGGAGTTGGTTACATCAGTAGCCTTGCTCCAACAGTCAGCCCAGACAGTCCAGTTTGGGTATCACCATTGACAATCGCTGTCAATGGCGACATGAAGAGCGAAGGATAATTTGTAAAAACAAGGAGAGCGTGGTAACACGCTCTCTTTTTAATAAGTGAGGATAACATGAGCGATTTATGGTTAAAAACTACAGAAGAAAAGTTGCGTAGTTTAATTGCTGATGAGGCAAAACTCATGCCAATGTTAACAAACATGGAAGCAACTATTAGACAGATGAAAGCAAAGCAAGCATTTCGCCTCGCATTGCTCAATCAATTATTAGAAGAACACTATGACAAGTATAGTGGGAACTAATAAATACAATATGTAAATTAAATCAAGGAGATAATAAATGAAACTAGCACAATTAACATCTGAACCACAATTAATAGAAGTCACACTTGACGATAGTGATATCTTAGAAAAGTATGGTGAAGCCATCACGTTTCACACATATGATCGTCAACCAATGGATGTATTTTTGAGATTAGCCAACGTAGATCAAAAGAATACAAGTGAATTGATAAGCATCGTTAGAACACTCATACTTGATCATAAAGGTCAACAAATATTGAGTGACAAAAATATGTTACCTACAAGCGTATTGATGAAAGCGATTGCAAAGGTGACCGAACAGTTGGGAAAATAACAAATGACAGCATCCCTATGGATAGTCCTAAGATGCTGTCACTTTTACAATTAGATGGACTTGGTAAAAGATATGGTATATTACCAAGCGAAGTATTAAGGAGGTCTGATACATTTGATTTATATGTGATGGATGCTGCGATGTCATTTGAATCTTACCATAATAAGAAAGCAAATGCAAATGGTAAACCAGTAGCACCAGACTTGACACAAGAACAAATGTTAAAGATATTAAACAAAACAAAATGAAAGGCGTAACAGTAGTTAAAAATAACATAACACCAAGTTTAAAAAGAATACAAAGTAAACTTGAGTCGTTACCTAAATTGGCATTTGAAGAATTTGTCAAGCAAACTCCTGTACGCAGTGGTAATGCAAGACGTAAAACTAAATTACAGAAAGATACTATAGTTGCTGATTATCCATATGCTAAACGTTTGGATGAAGGATATAGTCAACAGAGTCCACAAGGTATGAGCAAACCTACTGAACAAGTTATCAAGAATGAACTTGATAAGATCATGAGGAAGTAAAATGGCTGATCTAGTCTATAAAGTATCGGTTGATACAAAACAAGCACAGAAATCACTAGATAACCTAGACAAAAGTATAGGTGGATTAAAGAGTGCATTAGCAGGATTAGCGATAGGTAGTTTTATTGCCAATACTTATCGCACTGCACAAGCAGTAAATGATTTAAGCGAACAGACTGGTTTTGCTGTACAAACAATTTTAGGGTTAAACAAAGCGTTTATAGAGAATGGAAGTGATGCACAAGGTGCAGCGAGTGCAATTTTAAAATTGACACAAAATGTTGGCGAAGCATTAAACAAAAATGAAAATTTAAAAAACAGTTTTGATGAAGTAGGTGTAAGTTTAGATGATCTAAAAAAATTAAGCACAGAAGAAATATTTTTAAAAACTGTAGACGGTTTAGGAAAAATTACTGATATATCTAAGCAGGCTAGATTATCTATAGATTTATTAGGTAAAAATGCTAGAGTAAATTTTGCAGGTTTAGCAAAAGATACACGACCAGCAATTCAAGGTAGTTTAGAACAAGCCAGAGCCACTATAGAAGCAGATAGAGCCGCAAAATCATTTCAACGTGCAGTTAAAAATGTAGGTGATGAGTTATTAAAAGTATTAAAACCTTTAAATACTTTTATAGGTGATTTAAAATTATCAGGCGAAGCAGTTAAAGGATTTATTGATAGAGCAGTAGCCATTGGAACTTTAATTTTAACTTTTACTGCTCTTGGAAAAATTATTGGTGGAATACGAACTGCTATAACATTATTAACAACTAGTTGGACGGCATTTGTTGCAGTGTTATTAGCGATACCGAGAACTATTGGAATAATAGTTTATGCTTTCCAAAGACTGTTTGGTATAATTGTTCCTAAAAATCCTAAAAAGTCAATATTGCAAATATTGAGCGATCAATTTCCTATAGTCGGTAAACAAGTTGGAGAACTTATAACTGCATTTGGTATATTAGGTGGTGTCATTGCAGGTGCTTTTTCATTCATTAATCCTAAACCATTATTAGATGGATTAAAATCTATTGGTCAAGCATTAGAAATCATTCCAAATAATGCTGAAGCAAGTGCAAATGCAATTAAGAGAATGAATGAAGAAAGTTTTGAGGCACATCAACGCAGCAATAGATTAAAAGAGGATGAACGAGAATATATATCTGCTGTACAAGAAAAAATTGCTGCCATCAGACAAGTTGGTATAGCATATCAAAAACAAAATAAAGAAATTATTAAAGCAGTAGAAAATGAAGAAAAATATCTTTCATTATCAAATGATCAGGTAGAATTACAAAGACAATTAGAAGATTTTACATTAAGATATAAGGCTAAATTAGCAGACCTTGAAGCACAACGTAGTAAGTTAACAGCAGCACAAAAAGAAGAACGTCAGGCTATAAATGATACAATTGCTACAACATTTAAAGCATTTTTGGCCGATGAAAAAGTTTTACAATCTAAAATAGAAAGTTTACAAAAAGCAAGACAAGCACAAGAGGACCTTGCACGTAGCGTTGAAGATACAAGTAGAGAGTTACAAAAATTAAGCGCACTTGCTGATCTACAAGAAGAATTAAGTCTAATAGGTCTATATGGTGATGAGTTAGAAAAACAAACTCGCCTAAATGAGATCAATAGAAATCTACGCCAAGAACAACAACAATTGGGTATAGAATTATTACGATTAGACAGAGATCGCACTAAAATTGGCGAATTGAATTACAATGCTGAAAGACAACGTATCATCAAACAAATGGCTGATGCTGTTGAACTAAGTGAAGCACGTATAGCAACATTTGAAGAAGAACAGAAACGTAAAACAGAATTAGAAAATAGTTATTACGAAGGTGCGAAAAAAGCATTAGAAGATATGGCTGATCAATTCAAGCCTATAAATGTAGCGCAAGAAGCGATAACAAAAGGATTTGATAAGATTGGCGATGCTATCAGCGATTTTGTGGAAACAGGTAAATTTAACTTTAAAGATTTTGCAAGAAGCGTACTTGCAGACCTAGCAAAAATGTTAGCAAAGGCAGCATTGTTTAAAGCATTGTCAGCAACATTAGGATTCTTTGGATTAAGCATTCCTGGACTTGCTGAAGGTGGACCTGCGAAGAAAGGTCAACCCTATCTTGTTGGTGAAAAAGGTCCAGAATTATTCGTACCTAGAGAAAGCGGCACAGTCGTACCTAATAATAGAATGAATGGAACTGAAGGGTCAAGAATGGTCAATGCACCTGTGACTAACAATTATATCACAAACAATATTAACGCATTAGATGCAAAATCAGTAGCACAATTGTTTGCTGAAAATCGTAAAGCATTATTAGGCAGCGT